GTACTCATTTGCTTTTGTTTGACAGCACGAAGTTCTTTGTAAGTAGATAGCAGTTCATTGGCTGAATCATAGTCAAATTCTGCATCAGCACGTTTGAACAAATCAATGCGTACAGGGCTAGATTTAACCCAATTTGCAAAGTCCTCATTTTTAGCAATATCGCCAAAATCAGGATGTTCTTGTGCCAAACGCTGTTGAATTTGTACCCGCTTTAACTCTAATGTGGCTTGACGAGCCGCAATAATGTCTGGGTGACTATCTACAGTCCTTTGTACTGCCTTCTGTGGATTCTCAAAGAAATCTACTTCAGGCTCCAATTCTTTAGTCTGCTGCTGTTGTTTAACAGTGAGGTTCTGCCGTATTAGTTCATCAGCGAGCTTTCGGACTTCTCCGACTTCTTGTGCTTGTTTACCAATGAGCTTTTCAGCCTCTTGGTGCATACGCACTACTTCATCCAGACTTTTATCCCGATATTTCTCAGGGAGTTCTGGTTTAGGTTGTTGCTCTACTGCCTGAATTTCATTTGGCTCTTCGTCAATCAGCATACATTTTTCCTTTTCCTGCCGTTCTCGGTTGTAGGAGATTCAACTCGGCATAATTGCTTATGAGTTGAGTTTGCGCTCAGATTTCAACTTGTCAGTATGACTCTTACCAAACTTGCTATAAGCAGTAGGGAAAGAGCCAGACCATCCTTCAAGTCGAAAGGCTGGCGCTGATAAAGCGCGGTTGGCTGTAGCTCCGCACTCACACATTAGACTCGTTGTCTCATAATCAACGAATCTTTCTGTCTTGTGTCCGTTTTCACAGACGTAATCATAAAATTTCTTCATACGCTCTTTCGCTGATCTCTTTTAGATTTTTCAGCCAAGAAAGAATAGAAAGTTCACCTTTTTTGAATTGTAGGTCTTTCTCACTATCTATTACAGAGATATTATTCAAAGTTGCTATTATTTTGTCAACATCTTCGATTAAATCTTTCCAACCCTCGGTTGACATCATCTCAAACCGAGCTTCATAGTACTTTTGTAGTTCAGGCGTCATTTTAGAATGTATACCATTGTGTTGTAGTTGAAGCAAATAATTCAATAGTCAGACCTGCAGCCAAAGAATAAGACGCATTAGCACCAAGTGCATTTATTTGTCCACCAGTTGCAGGGTAAATCTTCAAAGTGTCTGCCGCATCAGTATTTCTTACAAGAATACGCATACCAGCCACAGCGGTTGGAAGTCTTACACCATCAGCAGCAGCTGCAACCACAGTTACGTTATTGATGTTTGAAACTAACGCAGTTGCAGTACCTTGAGTAGAACCAGCAGCAGAAACAGCGGCACTAATACTGTCAATTACTAAACCGCTAAGTGTTGTTGTGCTTGTTGCACCAGATACGGCAGAACCAATAGAGATGGTGGTAGTAGAACCAGATACACCAGTAGTACCAATGTTGATAGCTTTAGTTGAGCCAGATACTGTTGCACCAGCACCAAGAGAAATAGTTTGCGCTGCTGTGCTTGTTGCTAAAGTTGTTGTACTTGATGAAGTGAGTGTTCCAGAAATAGTTGTTGTACCAACAGTAAGGTTACCAGCGGTAAGTGCACTTTGAACAGTCAAATTTCCATCAACATATGCGTTTGAGCCAGCAACAAAGTTTCCATTTGCTGATAAAGCACCATCAATGTAAAGTTTTTCTGTGTCTAGTTTTACTGAGTTGTTTTCAGTGTTGTACTGGAAAATGGTATCTGTGGTACTTCCTGTGATATACACACGATTTGGTGCTGTACTGTCAATAAATAATCCAGTCGGGCCTGTTTCTTGAAAACCAATATAAAAGTTATTGATTGGATTTGCTGTGCTTACATTCCAAGCCGTACCAAGAGAATATTCCCAAATGTCATCACCCGAAGTACCAACAATCCACATCTTTGTGCCATCAGCACTTAAATTAACTTGAGTTGCGTTAGTTTCTTGCGCTGAAATAACATATGAAATACTTGCATAAGATGCTGTTGAAACATCCCAAGCAGTTCCAAGTGTGTATTGAAAAACTGTGTCAGAGGTCGTTCCAACAACATACATCACTAAACCATCTGGTTTAAACCAAAGACCTTGTGGCGATGATTCTTGCGTTGTTATGCTAAATGATTTACTTGCGTATGAAGCACTTGAAACATCCCAAGCCGTACCAAGAGTGTATTGGTAAACAGTATCGTTTGTGCCACCCAGAACAAACATTGTTAAACCGTCAGGCTTAAAGAAAATATCTGCTGGCCCAGTGTCTTGTGCGGCTGTAGAGAATGTAGTTACAAACGTGGCTGTTGTAATATTCCAAGCAGTTCCAAGTGTGTATTCATTTACATCGTCACCAGTTGAGCCATTAAGATACATCTTCGTACCATCGGGCTTAAAAAATAAGCCATTTGGTGCTGTTTCCTGCGCCCCAATAGAAAAGCTGTTGCCTGAATAAAGCCACCCTGTGATGGTGTCGTTCACGTTAAAAGACGATTCACCTGTAGCAGTAGTTACAGACAAATCTGTAAACGTACCAGACGCAGGAGTTGTGCCTCCTATGACTGTGTTGTCAATCGTTCCACCAGTAATGTCAGCAATTGCTGTATTGGTAGACATAGTACTAATGACTTTAATCTTTTCAGCTAAATCACTAGCAACTACTTCACCAACATTGATCTCTCTTCCAGTAGACAAAGTGATAATCAATGAACCATCAAAGTCAATCTTTGCATCAGTTACAGATACTCCATCTGCACCATCTTGTCCATTCTGACCATCTTTGCCATCACGACCATCTCTGCCATTAACACCATCTCGACCAGGCGCTCCATCAAGACCTCTGTCTCCTTTGTCACCTTTTTCAGGAACAATAGACTTTGCAATCTCTAGTTGGTCATTGACCTTCTTTTCCATCACTTTGATGGCTTCGACAATCAACTCAACATTGTCATTAACGGCTTGTTCCTCATTGTTTCGCATCGCAATGAGAGTTTCTTCCATCTGATTGATGGCTGCTAGTTTTTCATCAAAAGACGAATCTCCAGACTCAATGCTTTGGATTAACTCTTTGATACTAGCCATTTCTTAATCCATCTGTAAGTTTAGTCAAGAAGTCTTGTTTTACCTTGTTTTGGGCATTAAGTTTATCTGCCATCTGCAATTCAACAATCTTAGACTTGTTCTTAATGTCAGCTTCTTTGAGCATTAGGTCAGCAATCTTAACCCGTTTATCAAACTCCTTAGAGGCTAAATCATCTTGGTTTGGAAGATTTTTAGTAGTTGCCGCCATGCTCTTGGCTTGTAATTCCACAGGCATCAACTGCGTTTCAGTCAGCAACTTCTGGGCTTCAGCACGATTTTGCTCTGCTTGAGTAGTCTGTACAGCAATTTGAGCTTGAGCCGCTTGTAGAGCCAATTGAGCCTGTGCTTGTTGCATCTGCTGTGCTTGTGGATCAGGCTTAGACATCTCATCCAACATCTGAATCAACTCATATCTGTTAGACAGAGAAGAATTAGCCATGATTCCCTTCAGAATCACTGGCAACACAGGTGTATTAGGGCCAAGAGTCTGCAACAAAGAGATAAATTGCTGTTGTTCATGCTCACGAGCAATGATACCCAAAGCCGCAGTCGGGATGAACTTCATGTCAACAGTAGGATAACGCTCAGGGTCAAACTGCATATAGCGGAAAGCAGCCTTATTGATGAACGGAATTAAGAAATCCTCTTGGAAGTTCACCAATGTACGCTTGTACTTCTTGATAATCGAGGCAACAGCCATCGAAATGCCACCCTGATTGGCATCTCTCGATACAGAAGATACCATTCCTTGAGAATCTAGCGTTCCAGTAGCCTGCAACAACATTCTTTCGAACTCTTTTGCAGTTGTAATGTTGCCAGAATCAGTATTGCCGAACTTGAATGGGAACAAAATCTCTGATGGATTGCCGTTTGTCAGGATTGCCTTGCCTGGTTTAACTTCAAACTTAGCACCACGAGGCAGTCTAGTGGCATCCATAGCCATCATAGGACTAGTAGTAAGAGCTAATGAGTCCAAATGGCTACGAATCTGTGCATCAATAGCCTTTTGAGAGTTATAAGCCTTCTCTACAGTACCACGACCCAACAAACGATTAGGAACTGTATCGTCTTGATAAGCCAGAATTGGCCTATCTTTCATCATATAAGGGTTCTTTTCTGCTTTGAGAAGTACATTGTCATTAGCAATAACAACAATAGCCTCTACCAAATCGGAATACTCGTCTTGAACAGAGTCTTCAGGGAACAAATCTTCAACTTCTGACTCATCCTCAAGTTGTTCAATATATTCTCTAGGAACTAAGCCATAGTACGTCAACAACTTAACTTTATCGTCTTGATATTGGCTAACTTCTTGGGTAGGCTCTAAGTCAGAGTCTTCAGAATCAGTGCCAACTTCTACCTTGCGATAGATGCCCTCTTCTTGTCCTCTAACAATCTTGTGAATAGAGACATACTTCTCAATAGCCACACCCATACAGTCTTCAATAGAAGTGCCATTAGGGTCGAACAAGAAGTTCTTAGGGTTAACAGGAACAATCTTGACTGCAATTCTGTCCTTCTCAATCACACCAATAGCGGCTTGACCAACTTGACCAGGTATTGCCTGAGTAGCAGGAACAAAGATTTTCTCTGTTTTAACAATGACTTCACCAATGCCAGTACCATAGATTTCAGCCATCAACTCAATCTGGTCAATGGACTTACGAATCTTGTCAATCTTAAAGTCTTCCATCAGTTGAGCCTTAATAGCGGCTACATCCAATGGATTGTTGTTTACATCACGAATATCGTCTTGAATGTCAAAGAACTCACCTTGACCAAAGATGGCCTCAATGATCTCTGCATGACGGGTTTCTACTGCTTGTTGAGTAGCGGGAGTGACAATTCGGCTTCTTTCAGAATCACGAGTCTTGTCTTCAGCAGCCCATTCGCCAGTAAAGATGCGTTCGTACTCTTGCCAATCAGATAGGTAGTTAGTATTGCGGTAATCACGCCAGCGGTCACAATGGTCAACTACAAAAGAGACAAGCTCTTTATCCGAATCTGTTGGCTCTTGAAAGTCCATTTTATACCTCTAAATTAAAAACCCGATACGATGTCCATGGGTTGCCAATCATCGGTATCGTCTTCCTCAAGATATGAGGTAACGGCGAGCTGGTCTATATAACTAAGCGCATCAGGCAGATCATCGTGAACCCCCTGAGCGGGAAACATTAGAAGTTGGTCAACAAACTCATCCCAATTCTCTTCTGAATTGAGCGAGATTCTGCCATGTTCGAACCTTCCTTGCAATGCCCAGATAATTCTATCTGCTTTTTTCCTATTCCCATGCGTTAAATCAACAATATGGGCATAGATGTTACTTTTCCTCATTAAATCACTCAAATAGGGCAAAACAGCGTTCTTAAGCGCTCCCCGCTCAATCCCAATACTAAGTGGCCTGTAATCCCGAATAGCCATCAAAATGTTCACAGCAGTCGTTCGAATATCCCATCTTCCGTGAATAATCTTCTCAACAAACCACTTTCCATCCTCTGTGACATAAACCACACAGATAGCAGACTCATCCAACCGCTTCTTAGCATTCCCTGCTTGCTTGGCAACCTCCTCAAACCCCGCTAAGTCAACAGAAATGAAGTAAGAACCACCATTAGGCCGTTCCCCATACCTAATCCACTCTTCCTTGAAAACATCGCTACCAGCATTGGAAAACGATGCCATGTACTCCTGCTTAAAAGCAAATGTACTCAATGTTTTCTTAGCACTCTCAATCTCTGTAGGGTCAATCAAAGGATTGTCAGCAGTCGTAAAGTGCCAACTCTTCCAATCAGGATCATCTCCACTCTCACCTAACTTAAAGGTATCGTGAAACCAATTCCTGCCCTTAGGAGTGCCAATAAACAACGCTCTACCCTTTTTGTCAGACAAAGAAGCCCGAATAACCTGTTCCCAAGCCTCAGGCTTAATATCCGCTACCTCATCCAATACAGCATATGTCAAAGACACACCACGAAGGGTATCAGGTCTGTCAGCGCCACGAACATAGATTCTTGCTCCGTTTATCAGAGTAATATCCAAGTTGTTCACATGGGAATTGGTAATAATGTCTCTACCAAGGTCTAACAACAAGTCCCATATGATCTGCCTGGACTGACCCATCGTAGGACTCACATACAACACAGCAGACCCTTGAGGACACTTCAATCCCTCAATCAACAGCGTCACAGCCGCCATCCTAGACTTACCACAGCGACGACCAGCAGCCACCACCTTAAACCTAGTCTTGTCACCAAAAACCTGTTGTTGCCACGGCAATAGTTGGAAATTAAGGTCTGCCATACTTATCCTCTACATCTTCTGCTTCTTCAGCATTGATTACAGTTGGCTCACCCAATCCAGTAATGTTAATCGTCACAGCACTCCTCTGGCTCTTATCCTTCT